GACTTGCAGAACTATCGCCGATAAGGGCTTTAAATGCCCTAAAATGGAGAGCGGTGAGTGTACTTGCAAAGCTCCTGCCGCTATGTGCTATCAGCCTTTAAACATTGACGGACTACGCGAGATAATCTCAAACCTTAATGCCACAGAAGACACCGTTCGTGATATGCAGACGGCAAAGAAATTCATTGAAACATATCTCTTTAATCAGGATATAGTAACTGCGGAGGCGGTTATATCCTTCGAGCTGAAAGAACATTTTAAATTCAAAGCATCATTCCTGCGCCCTCTGCTGCAGTATTACAAGGAGATAAGCAAAAAGTATCAGACAAGTGCAAAGTTCAAAGCATCACGGAACAAGTTGGAGCTTCCCGACTGGTACACAGTAGGCATGAACGGACTTAAATTTCTCCCCGGTGTCCTTTCCGAGCATATGGCAGATACACAAAGTGTCATATATGCCGCAGAGCAGTTTTATCTGTATCAGGGAGGTGTGTTCAAGGAGATATCCGAAATGGAGGCGCAACGCCTTGTTCAGGAGAAGATGATACCCCGTGAAATGAAAATGAATCAGATTGTGGATGCAACACAGCAATGGAAACTCCGTATTCAGAAAGATATCCGTGAGCTTAACCCCAATCCATATATTTTGAACCTTAAAAACGGCTTATACAATGTTTTGGAGGATACTATGTCCCCCCATAATCCAGAGTATTATTCAACCGTGCGCTTAAATGTTTCATTCGACAAAAAAGCAGATTGTCCTCTGTTTAAAAAGTTCCTTCAAGAGTCTATGGGTGGAGACATGGAGCAGGTGGCACTCATACAGGAGATGCTGGGCTACTTTTTAATCCCTGTCAACTCTGCACAGAAATGCTTTGTAATTGTGGGAGTTGGAGGTGCAGGAAAATCTGTACTGCTTCGCGTGTTAAATGATATATTACTTGGCAAGCAGAATGTGTCAAATGTGTCCTGGCAATCTCTCAACGAAAGATTCAAGACGGCAGAGCTTTTTGGGAAACTGGCGAATATTTTCGCTGACCTGCCTACAAAAAACATTGATGACAACGGCATCTTCAAAGCTCTGGTAGGTGAGGACTATATCACGGTGGAAAAGAAAAACAAGAACCCATTCTCATTCCAGTCGAGTGCAAGGATGCTCTTCTCCTGTAACAGTATTCCTAAAAACTATGGCGACCGTTCTGAAGGCTTTTACAGAAGACTTATCATCATGCGTTTTAACAATGCAGTCCCTGCATCAAAGCGTGACCCTGAACTGATTAACAAATTCCGTATGGAAGCCGATGGAATATTCCTCTTTGCTCTTGAGGGGCTTAAACGCTTAATGAAGAACAACTATGTATTCTCTGAAACAGAGGTAAACCGTGCAGAGCTTCAGCAATACCGTGAGGACAGTGATTCTGTGCTCTCTTTTGTCAAAGAAAACTGTGAAATCAATGCGAAATACCATGTAAGCAGCACAGAGCTGTTCAATGCATACAAAAACTACTGTGAAGAATGTGGGCTTAAACCATATTCACAGAAAATGTTTGTTCAGCAAATCACTGCAAGCTATCCCGAAGTTACCAGAGGTGTTGACACATTGGGGAAACGCAGAATTTTAAACGGAATCAAAATATCAGAATTATGTGATTAATGCCATAGAGTCTTTATTTTCACTGATGAAGACTCATGTGCATATGACACTTTGACACTTCTGACACCAAAATCCTATATTATATTATTATATATTATATATATATTATTATTTTACATATACATATATTTTTAAATATAATATAGATGAAAATGCAATTTAAGTGTCAGTAGTGTCAAATCCCTTGATAATACAAGCTTTTTATCTTACACATTAAGGAGGTCATTTGACAGATGTTGGAAAAAGACATAGTAAATGCAATTATGAAGTACATAAAAGCTCTGCCTGGCTGCTTTGCCTGGAAGGAGCATGGCGGTATGTACGGCACAGCCGGAATACCCGACATAATTTGTTGCTACCATGGGAGATTCATAGCCTTTGAGGTGAAAACACTCAAAGGCAAAACAACAGCTCTGCAGGATGCAACCATTAAGAAAATCATAAGCTGTGGCGGACAGGCCTATGTGGTTCGCTCGGTTGATGAAGTTAAAAACATCTTAAACAACGCTTAACAACGATACATTGAAACAATGCTGCATTGCCTCAAGGATAAATTCTATATTTTTCGGAGGTAACTATTATGAATATTATGTGGCATTATTTAGACGTCAGAGGTGCAGTCATCAAAGTAATTAAAGATTATCCGACTATGGAGTATATTATACAATCCAAGGATGAGTTTATAAAAAATACACATTCAGACTTAGAGACCATCGGCAGTCCTATTCTTTCGGATATGCCCAAGGGTCCTCACAATCCAAAATCAAATGAGAACCGCATCATTTCCGCTCTTGATAAAATCAATTTAATCGAACTCCGTCACGAACACGCTTTGGAGTATATGAAATGGTTTACTCCTGCCTGGGAGCAGCTTTCCGAAGATGAACAATTTGTTCTGAAGTCCTATTACTGGAATGACGGAATGAAAATGACAAATGTAATTGATGATATATGCGAACGTCTTAAGATAGAGCGTTCCTCTGCATATAACAAGAAGAACCGTGCACTGAACCACTTAATGCTTCTTTTGTATGGTGCGTAAATTGAGTAATTAAGTGGATGCAATTTTGTTTTAGGTGTGATATAATGGTATCATGAAAGAATATATAAAAGCTTCCAAATTCTGAAAATTGAGTAATTGAGTGGATGCAATTTGGTTTTAAGTGTGGTATAATGGTATCATGAAAGAATATATAAAAGCTTCCAAATTCTGAAAATTGAGTAATTGAGTGGATGCAATTTGTTTTTAAGTGTGATATAATGGTATTGTGAAAAGATATAGATAAGCCTTCGCAGGAAACTGCGGAGGTTTTTCTTTTGCCTGAAAGGAGATGTTTTTATGCCTATGAAACCCAAACGTCCGTGTTCGCATCCCGGATGCCCCAAACTGACAGACGGAAGGTTCTGTGAAGAACATCAGCGTATTGAGAACAAACACTATGAAAAATACCGTCGTGACCCAAACACAAAAAGCAGATATGGCAGAGTTTGGAAACGCATCCGTGACAGACACATAGCTCTGCATCCCCTTTGCGTGGTGTGTCTGAAGAACGGTAAGATAACTCCAACCGAGGAAGTTCATCACATCATCCCTCTCTCCCGTGGTGGTACACACGCATCAGACAACCTTATGTCTCTTTGTAAGTCCTGTCATTCAGAGATTACCGCTCGTGATGGCGACAGATGGCATAGGCGGTCATAGATAATGATTTTTTAGTAAATTATTATTTTTTCGCTACCCGGTAGGGGCATTTCAATCTCTGTGACGGAGGTGCTGAACAACGGGCGCCTCCCTTCGTGTAAAAAAATTGCGAAATCAAAAGGGTAATAGGCAAAAAACAGAAAGGCGGTGAAAAAGTGGCTACAAAATCAAACAACACAGGTGGACGTGGTGGTAAGCGTCCGGGCGCTGGTCGGAAGCCAAAATCAAATCTTGAAAAGGCACAAAACGGCAACCCCGGTGGTCGCAAGCTGACGATGTTGGATATACCTGAAGTTGAAGGAATGAAAATGCCAAAACCAAACGAACTGCTTGGAGCAAAACAAAGAGACGGAACGGAACTTAAAGCCAAACAAATCTATGAAGATACATGGAACTGGCTGAATTCAATCGGCTGTTCAAGTTTCGTATCACCACAAACAATCGAGCGTTATGCCATGTGTGTAGCCCGTTGGTTGCAGTGTGAGGAAATGACAAACGAGCTCGGTTTTTTATCAAAGCATCCTACAACCGGGAAGCCTATCACTTCACCGTTCATAAACATTGGCATCAACTATATGAACCAAGCGAGCAGACAATGGGACAACATAATGCAAATTGTAAAAGAAAACTGTTCCGTAGATTTTTCGGGTACTAATCCGAATGATGATTTAGAACGACTACTACAACAACGAAAGGGGTTTTAATATGTTTGAAAAAGTAAATCCGAGTCACCCGGACAAGGTGGCAGACAGAATTGCAGGAGCAATTGTTGATTTAGCATACAATGCTCAAGAAAATCCGAAGGTTGCGGCTGAGGTGTTAATTGGACACGGCGTTTGTCATGCGATTATAGAAACCTCTGCACCGATTGACAAAACCGATGTTGCAAAAGCAATCAACAGAATCGGCGGCACACATCTCATGTGCAACATTGCAATCACTCCGCAGGATGAACATCTTGCAAAGAACCAAGAAGGTATTGTTCGTTGTGGTGATAACGGCATCTTTAAGGGTGTGCCTATGACAGCAGAACAGAAAACACTCGTTGAAATCGCAAAGGATATTTATAGTGAGTATCCCTGCGATGGTAAATACATCATTGACGGTGCAAGACTTATCATCTGCCAAAGCAATGCAAAAGCAGACGCTCTTCGCAAAAGCTATGAAGGAGCTGAAATCAACCCTATCGGTGACTGGACAGGTGGGACTGATGTTGATACCGGGGCCACAAACAGAAAACTCGGTAGCGATATGGCAGATAGTGTTACAGGCGGAGGTCTTCATGGTAAAGATTTATCAAAAGCCGATGTATCTGTAAATATCTATGCTTTTCTGAAAGCACAGGAAACGGGTGAAGCTGTAGAACTTTGCTGTGCTATCGGAGATGATAGTGTTGATGGTATTCCTTACGATGAAATCGTAGAAACGGCAAGAGCATACATCAAATCCGTTGGTGGGTTTGAGGCATTTGCCGAGTGGGGGCTTGTATGTTAATTGAAAAGAAAAACACAGTAGACCTTCTTCCCGCGGACTATAACCCTCGTAAGGATCTGAAGCCCGGAGACCTTGAATACGAAAAGCTTAAACGCTCCATTGAACAGTTCGGATATGTAGAACCCGTTATTTGGAATAAGACTACAGGCAGAGTTGTTGGTGGACACCAAAGACTCAAGGTCTTAATTGATATGGGATACGCCGAAGTCGATTGTGTAGTTGTTGAACTTTCAGAAGAAAAGGAAAAGGCTCTCAATGTTGCCCTTAACAAAATAAGCGGTGATTGGGACAAAGACAAACTTGCTCTTCTTATTTCAGATCTGCAAGGCGCAGACTTCGATGTTTCACTTACGGGTTTTGACCCAGCTGAAATCGATGCTCTTTTCAAAGACACTCTCAAAGAAGGTATCAAAGAAGATGACTTTGACGTTAATGCTGAACTTGAAAAACCGCCCTTCTCAAAAAGCGGTGACCGTTGGACACTTGGTAAGCATACACTTATCTGTGGTGACAGCACAAAGGCTGAAACCTTTGAATCTCTTATGAGAGGTGTGAAAGCAAACCTTGTTATAACAGACCCTCCGTATAATGTGAACTATGAAGGCTCTGCCGGAAAAATCAAGAACGACAACATGGATAATGAGAAGTTCTATAATTTTCTTCTTGATGCCTTTGTTAATACGGAGTCCGCGATGGCTGATGATGCATCTATTTATGTATTTCATGCGGATACAGAAGGTCTTAATTTCAGAAAGGCTTTCTACGATGCCGGCTTCTATCTTTCAGGGACTTGCATTTGGAAAAAGCAGTCCATTGTTCTTGGTCGCTCTCCTTACCAATGGCAGCACGAACCTTGCCTCTTCGGTTGGAAGAAAAAAGGGAAACATCAATGGTACACAGGAAGAAAGGAATCTACAATTTGGGAATTTGATAAACCAAAGAAAAATGGCGAACATCCTACAATGAAACCTATTCCTCTTCTTGCTTATCCGATTATGAATTCAAGTATGACAAATTCCGTAGTTCTTGATCCATTCGGTGGTAGCGGTTCAACGCTCATAGCTTGTGAACAGTCCGACCGCATCTGTTACACCATTGAACTTGATGAAAAGTTCTGTGATGTTATTGTAAACAGATACATTGAACTCGTTGGTTCAGCAGACGGAGTTTCGGTTGAAAGAGATGGTGTGACTTTTACTTATAAGGAGGTCATGAATTTTAATGCATAAAAGCTTAACCCTCGGCAGTCTTTTTGATGGTTCGGGTGGCTTTCCGCTTGGCGGCTTGATTTCCGGTATTGTCCCCGTGTGGGCATCGGAAATTGAGCCGTTCCCTATTAGGGTAACCACAAAACGAATGCCGTTTATGAAACACTACGGTGACATATCTGCTATGGATGGCGGCAAGATAGAAGCCGTGGATGTTATAACCTTCGGTTCACCCTGTACCGATATGTCGGTCGCAGGAAAACGAGCCGGACTTGACGGAAAACAATCCGTCCTGTTTTATGAAGCCATCCGAATTATAAAAGAAATGAGGTGTGCCACAAATGGCAAATACCCAAGATACATCGTTTGGGAAAATGTCCCCGGAGCCTTCTCCTCCAATAAAGGCGAAGACTTCAAAGCAGTCCTTGAAGCGGTCATCGGCATCGTCGAACCGAACACCGAGGTGCCTATGCCTGAAAAAGCAAAATGGCCCTATGCAGACTGCTATTTGGGAAACGGATGGAGCGTTGCTTACAGAACTCTTGACGCTCAATACTTCGGAGTCCCCCAACGAAGAAAACGCATCTACCTTGTCGCAGATTTTACAGGTCGGAGTGCCTTCGACATACTTTTTAAGTCAGAAGGCTTGTCAGGGTATTCTGCGGAGAGCTTCCGTGCGTGGCAAAGAACTGCCGGAAGTTTTACGAATCGCTTTGGAGAGACAAGCCTCTGCCTAAACGACCAGGGCGGAAGCCGTATGGATGTTACAGAAGATATGACGGCAACACTCCGCGCTGAAGCTCATCATCCTCCGTGTATTTTAGAGTCGTCAGGCTTTGACGGATACAACGGAGATTTAACAGGAGATGTTTCTGCAACAATAGGTGTTAACTGTGGGATGAGTTCCGGCAGAAATGGTGTCGTTATTAATCCCCAAGACGGAAACACCCCTCAAAACATAATTAAATCTGCAGGTTTTTGTACCGAGCACTCCGCAAAAAGTCACGGCATTGGATATGAGGAAGAAACCTCACCCACGCTCCGTGCCGGGGTTGTTCCTGCCACGGTAGCATTGGAAAACCACCCTGCTGACAGCAGAATACAAATTGCAGAAGATAACAAGGTTCAAACCCTCACTTCACGAATGGGAACAGGTGGCGGAAATGTTCCTCTCGTACTAAAAATCCGCTCGGGTTGTGAGGGTGGCGGAAAAGGTCCATTGATACAAAAAGATAAATCCGCCACATTATCTTGCAACAATGACCAAACCTTATTCGAGCCTTGCTGTTGGGATGGTTCACAAATAGCTCCTACCCTTACTGCAAATAATGCAGGGGGAAATCAGCGGATGCCGGACAAAAACCACTTTAATTGTGTACTTCAAGCCTTCGGTATATGTTCAAAGGACAGTAATTCAATGAAGTCACCGAATCCGCATAGCGGTATATACAAAGCGGACACATCAAGGACTCTTGATGCAAACGGCGGAAATCCGGGTTGCAACCAAGGCGGCGTTGCTGTGGTATGCATAGACCAGGGTGCAGGGAAAAGCTCTTGTAATGTATCAGAGATAACGTCCCCGACGCTTGCGTGTACACACGGAGGCGAACCTGCAGTTTGTATCCAGGGTTCTATAATAGGTAGAAGTGAAAAGAACGGACCCCAAGGCGACGGTATTAACGAGGATGTAAGTTTCACACTTAACACAGTTGACCGTCACGCAGTTTATGCTATGACAACGGGCTCATACGCACAGGTTACCGAGAACAAAGCACCGACTCTGCTATCGAGAGATTATAAGGATGCTGCCATTGTAACTCAACCAAGCTACGGCATCGGCAGAGATGCGTTTAATCAAGGTCAGAATGCCCTGTATAAACCTTGCATTGAAGAGGAACTCCAACCTACAATGGTTGCAAAAGGTCCGGGTGCATTAGCACATCCGATTTCCTTCTATCCCCAAATGAAAGCTGAATGTCAAACACCCCGTGAGGATGTATCAAATACACTTGTAAACGGAACAAACCCAGGCTTTCAGAACGGTGTTGTGGAAACATCGTACACTGTGCGAAGATTAACGCCGACCGAGTGTGCAAGGCTCCAGGGCTTCCCTGATTGGTGGTGCAGTAATCTTGAAACAAATGAACCGACTATGGAGGACATCCGTTATTGGTATGATGTCTTTGAAACACACAGAAAGATAATGGGAACTTCAAGTAAACCGAAAACGCTGAAACAGATTACAAAATGGCTGAAAGCTCCCCATTCCGATTCTGCAGAATATAAAATGTGGGGGAATGGTGTTTCGCTGCCGTGTGTATACTTTGTCCTTTCGGGAATTGTATATTACGCTGTAAACTAATAAGGTGCCTCAAAATGAAGCACCTTATTTTTCGTCAGGATCAATCTTGCCGTGTGTTTCTTCGAACTCCTCAATTCTCTTTTTGATGAGTTGTTCAAGCTCCTTGTTTTTTGTCCGACCCTCGTATTCCGCGATATAACCAAGTTTGTCGAGCAAGACTTGAGGAATACGAAGTGTATACCGTGGTAAATTATCTTTCATAATGACTCACCTCTGACTAAGTATTGACTAAATTATACCATCATAGTATAATGGATGTGTGGAAATGACGAAGTTTTGACGCATAAATATTAGGAGGTTAAGGTTATGAAGGTTGCGGTTATAGGGTCAAGGAATATTACAGGGATTAATCTTAAGGAGTATATTTCTGTAGATGTGACAGAGATTGTGAGTGGCGGTGCTAAAGGTGTTGATACTCTGGCACGGCAGTATGCGGTTGAAAATAATATAAAGCTTACAGAGTTTCTGCCACAGTATGACAGATATAAAAGGGGCGCACCCCTTAAAAGAAACATTCAGATTGCAGAATATGCAGATAAGGTTTTCGCATTTTGGGACGGGGTTTCCCGTGGTACAAAATTTGTGATTGATTACTGCGAAAATAACAATATTCCCATAGAAATAATTGTTGTTAAAACTACACAGTAAAGCAGTTAAATATTTTACACTATATATGTAAAACACAACTTGATATATCCTGAAATGTACGGTAATATGTGACTACCAAATTCAGAGGAGGTCATATAAATGACAGTTAATTACAATGTAACAGGCACAAAGAGAAAAGAGCTGGTACAGCTTATCGCAAACTTCACAGGTTGCAGCGCAAAATACCAAGGAGCACCGACTTTTGCTTACGAAGTGGATTATTTCACTATCGACAAGAGCGGTGCTCTTTCATTTGATGACAAAGCCGACAGCGAGGTTATCGAAAGGCTTCTTGAGATGCTTTACGATAACGGCTTTGAAGCTGAAGGTCTGCCGGAGTCAGACGAACCGGAAGTTCAGACTAAAAACACAGGACTTTGCATCATAATGCCAAGGACACTTTTTACGAACACTGCTTTGGAAAACCTTAAAAATCTTGTTGAAGCAAAATCAAACCTTTTCAAGAAAGCTTTTGCAACAGACGAGCTTCCAATCCTTGAAGAAGACAGAAAGGTAAGTTTTCCATGGTTCAGAGCTGAAACTCCTGAAGAAATCAAGGCTTACGACCATTTCATTTGTAAACTTTGCGAAATGGCAAGAACACAAAAACGAGTGACTGCAACCGAAAAAGCATACGATAGTGAGAAATACGCTTTTCGTTGCTTCCTCCTCCGCCTGGGCTTCATCGGGGATGAATATAAATTGGCAAGAAAAATACTTCTTCGAAACCTTTCGGGAAGCTCGGCGTTTAAGAAACCAACAACAAAGGAGGGCCAAACCAATGCGTGATACATTCTTTGAAAAAACTTACTGTGACCGTTGCAGAAAACCTTTAAACGGTATGAGGATAATGTCAATGTTCAATGAGGATTGCCTTTGTATGGAGTGTAAAGATGCAGAGAGAAATCACTCTGATTACAAGACTGCAGTCGAAACTGACCACGCAGAAATCCGCAAAGGAAACTACAATTTCAAAGGTATCGGATACCCCGGTAAGTAGCTTAAATATACACAATTTATGTGCAAAACATTGTGTAGTAATGGTATTGATATATATCCGATTCAGAGCTAATATGTGTACTACCAAAAGGGAAAACACACTTTGAAAAGGAGATAAATACTATGAACGAAAGAACAAAAACCTTTATTGAGGAAATGAAAAAGCAGACCATCGGTATAGAAATCGAGATGGCAAACATCACAAGAGAAAAAGCCTGCAGAGTGATTGCCGAGCATTTCGGAACAGAGCATACGGTAACACATAACGGCGGTTCTTATGACACCTGGAGCTGTAAAGACACCCAGGGCAGATGTTGGAACATAACAAGAGACGGAAGCATCATAGCCAACCGAGATAGTGAAAAAGCCGAGCTTGGAACACCGATTCTTCACTATGATGACATTGAGGACTTACAAGAGATTGCAAGAAAGCTTAGAAAAGCAGGTGCAATAAGCAATCCCCGTCACGGCTGCGGAGTGCATTGCCACATTGGGGCAAACGGACACGATGCAAAAACCCTCCGAAACCTTGCAAACATTATGGCAAGTCACGAGAGTCTTCTGACCTCTGCATTAAACATTGACAACAGAAGAATATCAAACTATTGCCAGACAGTTGATGCGGACTTCCTCAAGAAACTCAATAAGCGTAAACCTAAAACAATGTCCGCTTTAGCAGACCTTTGGTATGCAGGAAACTACGGCAACAGAAATGCTCATTACAACAGCACAAGATATCATATGTTAAACCTCCACGCAACCTTCACAAAAGGCACGGTCGATTATTCTCTGTATTGAATTATTCGAGGAAAATGCTGTTTTAAAAGATAAATACAGCATTTCCAA